TATGCCAGCAATTATAACAAATAAGTTTAGAATCAACAACGCTGAACAATTTAGTGAGTCGTTTTCAGAAGCCTCACCAGAAGTATATTACCTAGGTATCGGTAGACCTCAAGCATTTGCTACACAAACAAGAGGTGATTTAAGAACAGAAAATCAAGGCACAGATTCAACCGCAGTTACACCATCAGACAGTATTATAGAAGAATTTAATACCTTTGACGATTTACTTGCTGTTAAAAAAATTACAACATCAGATATTTCGTTTGTTATACCAAGAAGAAATTGGAATGCAGGAGTTGTTTACGATTATTATAGACATGATTATGGTAATCGTATTACAGGCACAACAACAACTCAAACAGCACAAAGCTCCGCAACAACTTTATTTGATGCCACTTTTTATGTATTGACGGCTGCAAGAAACGTTTACAAAGTTTTAGATAATAATAATAACGCTGTTACTACTTCAATAAGTGAACCAACTGGTACATCTAATTCTATTATACAAACAAGTGATGGATACAAGTACAAATATATGTACACTTTATCAGCATCACAACAATCAAATTTTCTTTCAACAGATTTTATGGCAGTTGCAACAAATAATACCGTATCGGCCGCTGCTGTTGATGGAGCAATCAACATTGTAAAAATTAAATCAGCAGGTTCTGGTGGATTAAATGGAACATACACAAATATACCTATTCGTGGAGATGGTACAGGAGGATTAGTTACAATCGGTGTATCAGGTGGTATTGTGTCATCTATAACAGTAACTTCAGCAGGAACAGGATATAAAATTGCATATATAAGAAATGCCGATATAGTTTCTCAAGGTGCAACAGGTTTAACAGGTGTCGAAATAGATTGTATTATTGAACCAAGAGGTGGACATGGGTTTAATGCAGTTACGGAATTAGGTGGATTTTTTGTAATGTTAAACGTAAGTTTAGAAGGAACAGAATCTACAAACACAGGCGACTTTACAGCTGCAAACGATTTTAGAAGAATTGTACTAATAAGAAATCCTCTTTCGAGTGGTGTTGCTGCTTCTACTACAACATTACGTGCAACAAAAGCAATAAGATTTGCTGTTTCTCCTACACCAGGAACTTTTGCAGTTGATGAAGAAATTAATCAAGCAACAACAGGTGCTGTAGGAAAAGTTGTTGAATGGGATTCTACAAATAGAATATTACATTACATACAAACAAGATTTAATGATGAAGGCGTTGACAGTAACGGTAATCGTACAGCATTTAGTGGTGCAAACGTAATTACAGGTCAAACTTCAGGTGCTACAGGCACACCAAGTGCTGTCGCAAGTGAAACTGCTGATTCAATTACATTTACAAGTGGTTATAAAGATACAGAATTAGATAGACACAAAGGCGATGTTTTATACATTGAAAACCGAGCACCAATAACAAGAGCGGCGGACCAAACCGAAAATATTAAATTAGTAATTGAGTTTTAGGGAGATATATGCCAAGTCCAACAGACTTTAACCTCTCACCTTACTTTGATGACTATGCTGAGTCGAAAAAGTTTCATAGAGTACTTTTTAGACCGGCCTTCGCAGTACAGGCAAGAGAGTTAACACAATCACAAACAATACTACAAAATCAAGTAGAGAGATTATCAGATCACCTTTTTGAAAAAGGTGCTATGATTATACCAGGCGAAATTGGTTTTGATTTAGAATATTACGCTGTTAAATTAACATCTAAAACCTTTGCTACGGTTGCAGAATATGTTGGTAAACAAATAACAGGTGTTACTTCAGGTGTTGTAGGTATTTGTATTAACGCTGTTGCAACAGACGGTACAGATCCAGACACTTTATATGTTAAGTATAATAAAACAGGAACAAACAATACATCTTTAGTTTTTACAAATACTGAAACAATACAGGCGAGAACAGTAGGCAGTGCCACAGTTCTTGCAACGGCTGTTGTAAGTTCAACAGCAACTGGTTCAGCGGCAAATATAGCATCAGGTGTTTATTATATTAATGGATTTCACGTATCAGTTTCATCTCAAACTTTAATATTAGACAAATATACAAACACACCTAATTATAGAATAGGTTTAACAATCACAGAATCTTTTATTACTTCAAATGATGACACATCATTGGTTGATAATGCTCAAGGTTCTTCAAATTTAAATGCACCAGGTGCTCATAGATTTAAAATAAATTTAACATTAGCAAAGAAAACTTTAACTTCTACTGATGATGCTAACTTTGTAGAATTATTAAGATTATCAAACGGTATAAGATTAAACCAAGTTCGTTCAACTGAATATGCTGTCTTAGAAGATACATTCGCAAGACGAACATATGATGAATCAGGTGATTACACTGTAAGAGATTTTGATTTAGATATGCGAGAACACATTGTTGATGGAAATAATAGAGGTATATATTTAGATACAGCAGGTGGTTCACAAACAAAATTAGCTGCTGGATTATCACCAGGAAAAGCATATGTTAAGGGTTACGAAATTGAAACTTTGGGTACAACATTCTTAGATATTGATAAAGCAAGAGAGTTTGAATCTGAAAATTCTTTTGATACGAGATTTGATGTAGAAAATTATGTAAATGTTAAAAACGTTTTTGGTACGCCTGACATAGGATTTGTTTCAAGTGAAGTAGAAGTATTTAAAGAAATTAAACTATATGACACAGCAACTGCAACGAGAGGTACAGAACAATCAACTGTTGGAGTTACAATTCCACAAATTGGTCGTGCTAAGTCGAGAGGCTTTGAATTAAACAATGGAACTGCCAGTGCAAACATATTTTCTAGTACATCTTTAACAAGTGCAGTATACAAACATTATCTATTTGATATAGAATTATTTACACATTTAAATATACAAACAGCACCAGTATTTACGAATGGAGAGAAAGTAACAGGTGGTACTTCAGGTGCAACAGGTATTGTTCAATCTATTTCAACAACAAGAAATACAGCAGTTACAAGTATTTCAGTTGCAAGTCCAGGTGTTGTTACTTTAAATAATCATGGTTTTAAAGAAGGTCAACAAATTACATTAACAGGTGGTTCTTGGACATTAACAGGTTCTATTTCAGGTGCTGTTGCTGCCGTCTATACTGTAAAAAATCCTACAACAAACACATTCGAATTATTTAATGCAAATGGTGATACAGCAATAGGTGTAACGGCATTTACATCAGCTCCAACAGTTACACACGCAGTTACAGTTTTAAATAATGTAACAAAAACATTTATTTCTGGAGAAACAGTTACAGGCAGTATATCAGCTGCTACAGGTGTTATACAGTATGATAGATACGGATTTAAAGGTGTACAATCTTTTGACTTTACACAAGTAAAACAAATTGGTATGGCAGGGTCGCCAACATATACAGCTGACGTTGCATTAGATTCAATATACGGAGATAATTATCCAGTATTTGGTTCAATTTCAGTTGCAAACAATGGAACAACAGTTGCAGGATTTGGTACTTTATTTAATACAGAATTACGTATTGGTGATTCAATTACATTTACTACTGATGTTGGTTCTTCAATTACTAGAATAGTAAAATCTATTTCTTCAAATACAAGTTTACAATTAACAACAGCAGTTGGTGCTTCTGATGTATCTACTAAAACAGTTGCATTAAGAAATCGTGGTAAATTACAAGGCTCTAATAAAAATATTTCAATATTTCAATTACCATTTAACGTAATTAAAACATTAAAAACTACAGCCAACGGTGGTGTTACAGATACACACTTTAAAATAAGAAAACAATTTGTGTCAACATTATCTTCTGGATCTGTTACAATTACTGCTGGCACAAACGAAGAATTTACAAGTTTAGCTGAAAAAGATTTTTCGGTTTCTATTATGGCAATAGGATCTGCTACGGTTGGTGCTGTCGGTGATGTTTTAAGTTTATCAGGAAACAATCATTTAGGTAATCAAATATTTACAAGAGGCGGTATTCCAGTAGGAAAAACTTTAACACTTAATTTTGGTACAAATTATGCCAACGCAAAAATTAAAATATTAGCAACTGTTAGTGCTGATACACAAAATTCAAAAACAAAAACATATAATGCTAACACTCTCTTAAATGTTACATCACAAACTGAAATACAATCTGGTGTTATTGGTTTAGGAAAAGCAGACATTTTTCGTATTAATAATATCTATATGTCAGCAAACTTCTCTACAAATGCTACATCTGCTAATACAAACGTTACAAACAGATTTTCACTAGACAATGGACAAAGAGATAATTTTTATGACATTGGTAGAATTAAATTAAAAACAGGTGCAATTGCACCAACAGGAAGATTGTTAATAGATTTTGATTTTTTCTCACACGGTAATGGTGATTATTTTGATGTTGACTCATATACTGGAGTTTTAGACTATGAATCTATTCCTTCTTACATTTCTGACACAACAGGTAAAACATATAATTTAAGAGATTGTTTAGATTTTAGACCTAGAGTTGCTGATGCTTCAACAATAACAGGTTCAACATCAAATAGATTTTATCAATCATCTTCAGCTACAATAGCAACAGGTGCTTCCACTGTTAATGTCATACAATTTAATGATGATATAACTACCGATTTAGAATATTATTTACCTAGAATAGATAAAATATTTTTAGATAAAGATGGTAATTTTAAAGTTTTAAAAGGTTCTAGTTCTTTAAGTCCACAAATTCCTAAAGGTCTTGAAAATGCTATGCACCTTTATACTATATTTTTAAATGCTTATACTTTAAATGAAAAAGATTTAATTATAGATAAACAAGATAATAAACGATACACTATGAGAGATATTGGTCGTTTAGAAAAAAGAATTGAAAATGTAGAATACTATACACAATTATCTTTACTAGAAACACAAGCACAAGGTTTACAAATACAAGACTCTGAAGGATTTGATAGATTTAAAAATGGATTTATTGTAGATAATTTTACAGGCCACGGTATTGGCGATGTAGGTAATTTAGATTATAGAGTTTCTATGGACATGGCGAGAGGACAGTTAAGACCTATGTTTAATTCTGAATCAGTACAATTAATTGAAGCAGATAATGATGGCACAGCTATCGTTGCCGCTGACAGAACAGAAGCTCACTATCAAAAAACTGGAGATTTATTAACTCTACCTTACACAGAACAAACTATAATTGAACAGTCATATGCTAGTAGATATGTAAACGTAAACCCATTTAATATATTTACGTGGGCAGGTTCAGTTGTATTAGACCCTCCTGGTGATGAATGGAAAGAAACAAATAGAGTTCCTGATTTATTAATTAATCAACAAGGTGGTTTTGACACTATGGTTGCAACCTTAGGCAATCCAAATTTAGCAGAAGTAGAAATAGATACGGTGTGGAATGAATGGCAAGATTTCTGGCAAGGAACGCCTACTGAAACTGTTACACGAGGAGCTGGTAGAGATGCCGGCGGAGGCGGTAGACGTGCTATTATAGCAGATGTTACAACTACTATATCACAAGATATAGGTCAAACAAGAACAGGTATAAGATCAACTTTAATTCCACAAGTTGTAAGAACATCTTTAGGTGATAGAGTTTTAAACATAGCATTTATACCTTTTATAAGAAGTAGAACAATTAATTTTACAGGTACTAGAATGAAACCTAACACAAGAGTTTATCCTTATTTTGATAATATAGATATTACAAATTATGTTATACCAACAGGCGGTTCATTAGGTGGTAATATAGTTACAGATGCAAATGGTGCGTGTTCAGGTACTTTTACTATTCCTGATCCTACAAATAACAATAATCCTAGATGGAGAACAGGTCAAAGAATATTTAGATTAACAAGTTCAATTACAAATTCTACACAAGATGTAGAAACATCAGCTGAAGCAGATTATACGGCAAGAGGTTCTTTAGAAACTGTACAAAATACTATTGTATCTACAAGAGAACCACAATTAGTTAGACAAACTACAAATGATGCAAGAAATATTACAAGAACATCTACAAGAACAACAACTGAAGTTGTAGGTTGGATTGATCCTATTGCACAAACATTTTTAATTGATGACACTGGTGGTGTTTTTGTAACATCTATTGAAACTTATTTTCAATCAAAAGATGCCAACATTCCTGTTACAATGCAAATAAGAGAAGTTGTAAATGGTTATCCTTCTCGCACAATTGTGCCTTTTGGTGAAGTAGTTTTAAATCCAAGTTCAGTTAGTGTTTCTGTTGACTCTTCAATTGCCACTAAGTTTACTTTTTCTTCACCAGTTTATTTACAAGAAAAAACAGAATATTGTTTTTGTTTATTAAGTAATTGTGATAGTTACAATGCTTGGGTTGCCACATTAGGAGAAAAACAAGTAGGGTCTAATCGTACAATTTCTTCAAACCCATATGCAGGTGTTTTCTTTAAATCTCAAAACGGTTCTACGTGGACTGCCGATCAAACAACCGATATTAAGTTTAAATTAAATCGTGCTGAATTTAATAATAGTCAGATTGGAAGAATTACACTTGTAAATGATGTTATACCTACAAAAAATTTACCAAATAATTCTTTGAGAACAACAAATGGTTCAGGCGTAATAAGAGTGTTCCACAAAAATCACGGTATGCACGGCATAACCAATAATGTTACAATTGCTGGTATAACTGCAGGCACATATAATGGTATAGTTCATACGGCAATAAACGGAACATATACAAGCATTTCAAACGTAACACTTGACAGTTATGATATTACAACTGCTGGTACGGCAAATGCTACAGGTGATATAGGTGGTACAACAGTAACAGCCACACAAAATAGATTATTTGATGTTTCTTGTTTAAATATAGGATCATTGACTGTACCTGCTACAACAATCAATTATGAAATGAGAACAACGTCAGGTAAATCAATAAACGGCGATGAAGCTCAATTTGGTTTAACATCAATTTCTAATGCAATAGGAGTTAATGTAGGAAATAATATATATTTTACTTCACCCCAATTAGTTGCAAGTCAAATAAACGAAACTAATGAAATGAGTGGAAGTAAATCACTATTTGTTAATTTAACCTTATCAAGTTTAAGTTCAAAACTTTCACCTGTAATAGATATAAAACGTATGAGTATGGTCGCTGTTCAAAACAGATTAAATAATCCTACATCTGCTAATACACCAAATTTTGTTGATGACACGGTTTCTTCTGGTTCATCTACAGCTGCAATTTATTGCACAAGACCTATCGTATTAGATAATACTTCAACAGCGTTAGATATAAGGTTAACACAAAATGTTATGGCAAGTTCTTCTGTAAAAGTTTTCTATAAAATTACAGATGGAACAGAAGTTAGAAATATTAATGATCTATCTTGGATACCTTTTAACACAGATGGTAACGAAGATACAACGGTTACTCCTGCTGAAAATGATAGTACGTTTAAAGAATACAAATATTCAGCATCAGGATTAAATCAATTTACAGCATTTCAAATTAAAATAGTTATGAAAGGTAGTAATTCATCTTATCCTCCACTTATAAGAGATTTAAGAGGAATTGCATTAGCAGCGTAATATGAGTATTAAACTTAAAGTAGAAGGCCATAGTTCTTTAGAAAGAGATGTAAGGTCAAATGCAATTGTAAATACAAATAAAACTGAATACCAATTGTATATGAATAGAATTAAGAATAGAGAAGAACAAAGCGATCAGATACGTAATACTATAAAAGAAATTAATCTGTTGAAACAAGAGTTATTTGAAATTAAAAATTTATTAAAAGAGGTAATTAAAAAATAGACAATGGCATTTACAATAATCAATACCACTGATACACTAGAACAAATGCGAGTTAAGTTAAACAACTTAACTACAAATGATTTTGGGAATCCTTCAATACTTGCAGGTGCTGGTTTATCAGCAACTTCTATTTGTGGTGCTGTTGTAGAAATAGCGGCTGTTGCCTTTTCTGCTGCTGGTTGGACGATTAGAGATTCGAGTTCAACAATTCAAGTTATTGGTGCTGGTCAAACTTTAGATGTTGTAGGCGCAAATAATCAAATTAATGCCGTTGTAAGTTCACCTGACACTTTAACTTTAAGTCTTCCAAACACAGTTTCTATTGTAACAGGATTAAATGTCAGCACTATATCAATATCTTCAGGATTAATTACAAGTTCAACAGGTTCTATAAGTTTTAGTAATGAAAATTTAACAACAACCGGTACATTATCTGCTGGTGCAATAAACGCAACTTCTTTAATTTCTTCAGGCGCAATATCAGGAACAACTGGTACATTTACTGGTGCCTTATCAGGAACAACGGGTGCATTTACCGGTGCAGTATCAGGTACAACAGGAACATTTTCTAGTACATTACAAGGCACAAGTTTAAATTTAACTTCAGGTGATATAGTTTTTGAAGGCGCAACAGCAGATAACTTTGAAACAACATTAACAGTTATTGACCCTACGGCCGACAGAACAATAACAATACCTAATATTTCAGGTACAGTTGTAACAACAGGCGACACAGGTACGGTTACAAGTACAATGATTGCTAATGGTACGATTATAAATGAAGATATTGCCGACAATACAATTAGAGCTGCAAAATTAAATCTATCAGCAGATACATTAACTGTTAACACTATAAATGCAACAACACTAACAGGTTCAGGTGCCACAGCCTCTTTAGTTACTTTAACAGCAGATAATTCTGCTAATGCTGTTAATTTCATAACTTTTTCCGCAGCTGCAACAGGTGCTCAAACAATAAAAACAGATACAGATTTGACATACAATCCTAGTACAAATGTTTTAACAACAACTGCTGCACAAGCAAATTACGCCGATTTAGCCGAAATTTATAAAACAGATAAAAATTATAATATAGGTACTGTTGTGATGATAGGTGGTTCACAAGAAGTAACAGAATGTTTTGTAGGACATAGAGCCTTAGGTGTTATATCTGAAAAACCTGCTTTTTTAATGAATGCAAAAGCAGAAGGTCAACCAATTGCATTAAAAGGCCGTGTTTTAGTCAAAGTAACTGGCGATATAAAAAAAGGCGACGAGTTAGTTGCAGGTAACGGTGGTTATGCAGCAAAAGTAAGTGATGAATTTAATAAAGTTTTTGCTATAGCATTGGAAGACAATGAAAAAGGCCTTATCGAGGCAGTTATACTATAATTTTGCTGTAATAAATATTACAGTATGATTAATGCTTTAAATGATGAATTAATATCCTTCACAAGATACGAAAATAATCAAATAATTTATATAGATAAAGAAGGTAAAGACTATAAAGTTAAGAATGAAATAACTTTTAGTAATTGGGTAAAAAATTATAAAAACATTCCTCATATAAAAGTTGAAGGATTAGAAGATAATAATTATCATTTACAACTATTGAAAGATTATGATTTGAATTTTAAAATGAAAAATGTACATCTATTTTATAATCAGTTAGGCGGATTTTCTTTTCCTGAACACACAGATGATATAAACGTTCTGTTATGTGTTATAAAAGGTAGTAAAAAAGTTTTTGTAGAAAATTATCCCATAATAGTAAACGAAGGCCAATCAATATCAATACCCAAAGGTGCAAAACATAAAGTTGAAAGTTTACCTTTCACTTGGGCATTAAGTATAGGATATAATTAATGAATTGGATGTTTTATATAAAGACAACAGAAACTTGTCAATTAAATTGCAAACATTGTTTTACAAGTGGTATTAATGGTGCCAAAATCTATTTTAATCCTACAAAAACGATAGATTTTATAAAAAGATTTAAACAACATTTTAATGACGACAAAGATTCCATACACTTTGAGTTTCACGGTGGTGAACCTTTTTTAGTTCCTGTATCGCACATGGTTAAAGTATATGACGAATGTAAAGATTTATGGAAAAGAAGTACCTTTGGTATTACATCTAATTTAGTTTTTAAATTAAAAGAAGAACATTATAATTTTATAAAAGGGCCATTAAATAATCGTATGGGTACAAGTTGGGACCCTAAAATAAGATTTGAAAATGATAAACAATATAATTTATGGGAAAAAAACGTTAAAGATTTACTTTCAAAAGGTGTTACAATCAGATTGTTTATAAGTGTAACAAAAGACACTATTAATATAGAGCCTATAAAACTATTAAAATGGATTAAAGAATTAGGCGTACAGGAGGTATCTTTTGAAAGATTAACAGGTAACGGTAATGCTAAATTACATCCAGAGATATTTCCTGACAATATAGAACAAGATAAATGGTTTTTAAAAATGCACCATCAATCAAAAGAGAATGATTGTAGAAGCTGGTTTGATAATGATACTTTAGAAATCATATACAGTAAATTTGAAACGGGATTTCTGAAAGGTGGTACTTTCTGTAGAGATTGTGAACAAAAGATATTTACTTTAAATGCAGATGGAACCATATCAGGATGCCCTAATTCAGCACCAGAATTTCAATTTGGTCATATAACTGACGATATAAAAACTGTTATAAATAGTCCAGTTAGAATAGAAAACATCGCTTGTGAACGTGCAAGAAACCCTATTTGTTTTTCTTGTGAAGTTTTTGAGTTTTGTGGAGGTGATTGCCACCAACTTGCTTGGCAAGGAGATATATGTGGTGCACCAAAAAGTTTGATGAAGGAGTTAAAACAAAATATAAGTTATGACCATATCTAATCCTATTAGTAAACAAGGTATAGTAGATAAATTTGAAGATTTAGTAACAGACGTTGCAAACGCAAATATTGTTTGGGGCACAGATTCTTTACCTTTCGCAGAAATGCCTGCCGGCAATTACGCAGGCACAATAGCAGGCGACTCTATAAACATTACAGGCGCCGACATCACAGGTACTTTAATTACTGCTACAACAATTAAAACTGTATTAGAAACTGAAGCTGCTTTATATACAAACATAAGACAACAAAGAGCAACAAGAACTATAATAGGTGCAGGAGTTAATTTTGACCAGACAGCAATAGCACATTTAGATACTGGTAATAGAGATGCGTTAGGTGCTATTACTGCTACTGATATAACTGCCAACTCTACTATTGATGATACAAAATTAGAAACATATTTTGGTAATATTGCAACGGCATACAACACAATCAGAACAACAACTATAACAGACAACGTTGATGTTTGTCATTCAAGCTGCCATGGTTCTTGTCATGGTAGTAGAGGAAGAAGATAATGGTTATTGAAACAAGTGCTCCTATATCAATTGAAAATTTAAAAAAATACTTTACAGATAAAGATATAAATTATTTAATTGATTATTCAACATCTGAATTAAAAGGTAAAAAATTAATTACGTATTTAAGTAATTTAGATATACCAGCAGACATAAAAAATATAGACTTAGATTTGGTAAAAGATTATTTAAGTTCTGTTTCATTAGTTAGTATATCGTCTTTAGAAAATATTGTTATAGATATTCTTTTTACTATGAAAGGCATTTCTAAAAATGAAAATTATAATAAATTTATTTCAGAAAACTTTGAAACATTAGAAAAATGGCAAAATAAATTGGAAAGTTTATCTGTTTATAATATGTTTATGTTAAATTCTGACCACTTTAGAGATTATGCACAATCTTTTCCTAAAGATGAAACAAGAGATATGGAAGGTGTTAACTTTGTAAGTCTTTTAAAACATGATAGATTTTTTAGTTTTTATGGAAAAATAAATAATGATAAGTTAAAATTTTATACACATTACTTTAATGACTATATCTTTAGAGGAAAAAATATGTTTGAATATTGGGCAAACGATAAGAATCCTCTTTTTCTTTTAACTTGGTCAATAGCTAATGGTAGAGGTAAAGAATATATGCAGGCAAGAGAATTAACATTAAAAGGTATAAATAAGTAATGATACATTTATTCAATAAAGTATATTTAAGTTTAGACGACTATGTTCAACCAGATTTAGATAGGGTTGTAATAGGTAAGTCTGGTGTACAAATGTACCAAGAATTACAAACAGTATTAAAAGGTACTTTATTAAATTACTCACTTACTTTTCCAACAAATTTTTCAGACTTAATAGTAGATATAAAAACCCATGTTGATACATCAGGTAAAAAACTTGTAGTATATGCAGATAAAGAAAACTTTAATAAATTCTTAGTTACTTGGATTAAAACTATTCTTCCTAATGTAGATTTAAACGCTTTTAATAAGATATTACAATTAACGGTTTATAAAGAAAGAATTGTTAGTAACACGCAATTACAACCAAATCATTTAACTACAGCTGACCAATTATGGATAGGATTAGGTAATTTAGATAGTGTTTTCAATTCTATTTCTATTACAGATAGTGAGAGAACAAAAGTTAAAGATTTAAATTTAGATTATTCATATGAGTTATTATTATCAGACTATTTCAGTGGTTCATCTAAATACACGGCAAAATTAAATACCACATTACACAAGTTTTTAAAAAGATGGTTAAAAGAATGTTTTACGGATAATAGAGAAATGATATTGTTGAACTTATTAAATAAAAATTTTCAAACATCATTAAACTTTACAGAAAACGACATTGATTTAAATTCAAACAATCCTATTGCAAATGTAACTTCATTACAATATTACGCTGACAATACTATATGGGAACAAAAAGATAGTTATGGTTCTGGTGTTTACGGTATCTGTAAAATAGAAAATTTATCACAAGAAAAAATAACTGGTTTAAGAAATTTAATAAAGAAAATTTATGCTGATGTAGAGGGAATGGAAATTAATAGAACAATGTTTAGTGCTTTTGACTATTTAGAATTAGCAGCTAAAGATACTATTACTAATGCCGAAATGAATACTGTGCTTGACTTCGTTGTTGCAAATCCCTTTGATACTTGTTTAGTTCCTAAATTTGATTTTCAAAATGTTAATTATGTTTTAATACAACATATTTTCAATTTAAAAAGAAACAACAACACCGAGGCTTTAAGTAAATATCAACTGTTATAGGTTATAATGAGAGAATTTATCATTGAACCTAAACGAGATCCTGAACAGGAATATACAATACATTTATTTGAGTTTTGTAATCTAAGTTGTTCTTTCTGCTGGCAAAATCACCAAGATAAAATAGGTATAGATACTGTTTTAAATAAATTAGAACCTATTGAAAAGTTTATTAGTAGAGAGTTTAAGAACAAAGTTACTTTAAATATAATGGGAGGTGAAGTATTTGCACCCAGCATTTACACAAAAGAATTAAATGAAGCCTATAAGCAATTATCGTTAGGTATATCTCAAATAGCAAAAAAATATAATAAATCTTATTCACTAAATTGGGTATCTAATTTAGTTACTGATAAAAAAGGTATTGACCAAATAGAAGATTTATTAAAATATTCTAAAGACAATGACATACCTGCAAGACTTACAACTTCATACGACCCACGAGGCCGTTTCAATAAAATACAGTTTGAAATATTTAAAAGTAACGTTGATTACTTTGGCGATAGAGTAACTTGTTTTTCTTGTTTACTAACTAAACCTAATATAGAATATTATTTAAACAATGGCGATGAATACTTTGATTACCTCTATAACAGTGGTAAATACATTTACTTTGATTATTATATGCCAGATGAACACGCTAAGTTTAATATGCCAAGTGATGAATTACTATTAAAGTTTTTTAAACATTGTGTAGATAATTATCCTCACGTACATCCTGTAAAAGATTGGATTTTTAATAAGAAAAACTATTCTTCTTGTAGAGTTAGTAAGTTGGTTCTAGCTGATGGTACTTTATGTATGTGTGGTAATTTAGTACAAGATAAAAAGTCTTTAAGTATGTATAAATCTCCTATTAAACGTATGGATAATAGTATCATTGAAAACAAATTTTTAGAAAAATATAATTGTGCTTCTTGTGAGTTCTTAGACAGATGTACTTTAGGATGCTTTATGAACCACGATTATAGATATAGAGAGGAGTTAGATGAGTGTGTCTATAAACTTACGCACAGATATATCGAAGATGTACGAGTACAAAGAAACTACATCGCCAATTAAATTAAGTATACCTAATGTTGATATAGTTTTAGATACTTTACCAATAAAACACCCATATGTTCCTAGAATATGTGGTAGGCAAGCACACTTCTTTATATGGTGGGGAACAAAAGAAACTGATCCTGATATTTACGAAGATACAATAAAAAATAAAAACGAAGAACAATGGGTTACCTGTAAAGAAAATTGGAAGTTAGAAAAGGGTATAGCTATGTTGCATATTTACGATAATGAAATTGTATTAGGTAGTGTAAAATATTCAGGCGTTTTAAGAAAAAGAACAAAGATAAGTGTAAGAAAATTAATAAGACAAATGTATTCAGATATAATTAAAACTTTTCCTAATCACAAAATAATAGTTCCTACTGGTTCGTATATTGAACAATTACATTTAACTATGAATCAAAAACGAGTACAAAAAGAACCTTATCATAGAGAGATAATGCAACAATTTGGTTTTAAAAAACAAGATAAATATTATATACGTTATGCAATTTAAATTTACAGATACTATTCAAATATTAGATAATTTTTTATTAGATAAAATTTTAATAGATCAATTAAAAAAAGAAAGTGATATAGTAAATACTATTCAAGGACAAGATAATTTTAATTTAACTCCTAGTCAACAATTGTTTCTACTTTATGCAAAAAAAACAGTGGTAAATTATTGTTATCAAAATAATATTGATTTTAATAATTTGGAAATGTCAAACTTTCAAAAGGGCAATTTATACAAATACGAACAAACAAAAGTATCGAATCATTTATATGAACCACATAATGATATGGTTGAAGGTTCTTTTATTACAGCTATATATTATATAGATAGTGATTATAATGAAGAAATTTGGACAGGTGGAGAGTTAACTGTCTATAAAAATTTAACTTTTGCCGAATATCCAAATAATGCAGTAAATATTCTGCCTAAACAAAACAGATTAATTATATTTCCAGGATTTTTAACACATAGAGTTAAACCTTATTTTGGTGAAAAACCTCGTACATCATTAGTTCTAGGATGGAAAGTAAAAGACCAACCACGAAACAATCCTAATATAATATAATGGATTTAATTATTAAACCTACTGAAGCTTGTAATTTTAAATGTACGTTTTGTTCTAGCACTAAAATTGCTATGCACAAAAGTGATTTATTAAATCATAATTATATCTTTCGTTTTTTAAAAAGATTTCCACATACAAAAACAATCATAGTAAATGGTGGCGACCCATTAATGGTAGAACCAGATTATTATTGGAAGATTATTGATTGGTTAGATGAACACGAATATGATACATCAATATCCCTTACTACCAATCTATGGCCGTTTTATAAGAAACCTAAAAAATGGGCTAGTCTATTTAATAACGATAGAGTAGGAGTTAATACATCTTTTCAATATGGTGGTGGCCGTTTAAAAGGTGATTACTCAGAATTTACAGAAGAAGATTTTTGGAAATGTTCAGATACTATGTTAGAATACTGTGGTTATAGACCTGACTTTATTGCGGTCATTGTTCCTGAAAATGAACATCTAGCATTAAAAAATGTAGAGTTAGCTTATAAAATGTCTGATGGCAAGATACCTTATGGAACAACTCATAATTTATTAAAGGCTAATAAGGTAGGTGTGGAGTGTAAATTAAACTATGCTATGTCAAGTGGCGCACAAGATAAACCTTATTTGTTAAGTAAGATATATCAAAAGTATGTAGAGATATGGGAACAAAATATGTACCATTGGGAATTTAATACTAAACAAATGATGAAAAGAGTAAGAGGTGAACACACACTTTGTCCTCAAAACAGAAAGTGTGATGAAGGAATACGTGCATTAAATCCTAGTGGAGATTACTATTCTTGTGGTGCTTTTGGTGACGATAAAGACAAGTCAATTGATTTTGATAGAGAAATGAATGGCGAGTTTTTTAAACCTTTACAAAGTGATATGAAATTATATAGTATGAAAAGAGCTTGTTTTGAATGTCCTATGTTTAGTATATGTAATGGTTGCAGAAAAACGATTAAAGATTTTAAAAAACATAATGTTGTAGAAGAACATTGTAAGATTATGAAAAGTATTGCACCAAAAGTATTAAGTGCAAACGGTCTAAATAATATTGAGTTAACACCTTATATAGATGAAAGTAGAAATGTTGGATAATTTTTTAACACAAGGTTATGTTTTAACAAACGATAAAGACGCCTTTGAATTTATTGATTTGAATGAGATTAAATGGACAGATGCTGGTCACGTAGGTTTACAAGTTGTTATTAAAGATGAATCAATAAAAAAACAATTACAAGATACACAAAAATATCTAGGTGAAAAATACGTAAAACAAATAGACGTTAATTATAGGTTGTCAGATAAGATAGACTTAGTAAATGGTATGGATAAGGCCACCTTGGTTTGGCATAATGATTTGATTGAAGGACCTAATCTTTGCATACTTGCATATTTTGACACTATGGACAACGATATAGGTGGTGCCATTTGTTTTAGAGAAACATTAAGTAAGAGAGAATTAATAGAACACTATCCAAAACAATATGACTTATTGGTAATGAATCAAAGTATGAAATTTGAACACATGGTAACATCTTTAAAACTTAAATTGCCTAGACGTGTTGCAAGTTTTAATTATTATATAGATGAAAGATTAACAAAGTGAAAGAAGGATTTAATTATTGTTGGCCCACACCTGTTTTTAACGGTAATGTGTCTAATAAGGTTTTATTAGAAAAAACTTCTAATTACATATTATCTAATTATGGTGATGAAATTAAAGTAAAATCTAATTTAATAAATGAAAACATTTTAGAAAATAAAAATCTATTAGAGTTTAAAGATAATGTAATAATACCTGCTTTTGATGAGTTTTACAAGAAAGAATTTGAGTTAAGTTTAAAAGAAAAAAAATATCATTTAAAAGCATGGATTACAGGCAAGGGATTTTCTTATTCTATGCCTTTGCACAATCATTCAGGTTCTTATTTAAGTGCTGTATTTTATTTACTTTGTGAAGAAAACGATAAAGGTGGTGAATTAGTATTACAAGACCCTAGATTTAATGCAAATAGAGGATATAAAGAGGAATATAATAAATGGTTTAATAATAAAACCATAACACCTAAAACTGGACAATTTATAATTTTTCCTAGTTTCTTATATCATAATGTAAAAACCTTTTACGGTAAAATAAGATTGGCTATGCCAGTAGATTTAATATTATATTAAATGAATAAAATAACTGTTTCTATAAATCCTAGTTACTTTTGTAATTTTAGATGCAACTTTTGTTATCTAACCTCTCAACAATTAGGCGACCAAAAACAAATCCCCTTGGCTATATTAGATAAAAAATTAAAAGAAATTAGTAAAGTAAGAGTTATAGAATGGATTGATTTATATGGAGGAGAGATAGGTGCTTTAAAAAAAGATTATTTTTACGGCCTTAAAGATATTATAAGAAAATATTATAAAGATAAAATAAACATTATAACAAACTATTCTATGTTGCACGAAGGATTTTTTAAAGATGATTATTATTTAAGTGTAAGTTATGACTTTGATGCACGAGAAAAATCTGATTTAGTTTATAACAATATGTTTCAAAGTACAGTGCCTATAGCCGTTTTAATATTAGCAAGTGAAAAAGTATTAAATATGAATGTAGATGAAATGATACATAAGTTAAATCTTTGCTCTAGTATTGAAAGTGTAGAGATAAAACCTTACTCAATAAATCAGGCAAACAATCAACCTGTAACACATAAAGATTTTGAATTATTTGTACAGAAGTGGATTGAAAGTGATGTAAAGAAAAAATTTGATTTTATAAATGAAGGTAAAATAATTAAGAGTTTAAAAAAAGAGTATAACGCATTTTCAAATAATCATGTTTACATAACACCGAATGGAAACTTTGGTGTATTAGAGTTTGATAAAAACGATAAAGAATACTTTTTAGAATTGCAATCGTTTAAAGATTATTTAAAATGGGCAGACAATGAACCATTAAAAAATATATCTGACATTTGTAAGAGTTGTAAATACTATGGACATTGTTTAACAGAACACTATCGTTATGTAAAAGATTTGAATAACAGTTGTAATGGATATAAAGGACTATTAGATTACTATGATAAAAGAATGGAAAGTCAGGCAAGCGTTATATCATAAATTGAATGACGAACACACTGACGATTTAAATAAGATTAAAGTAGAATTTTCTAAAGACATAATAGAAAATGCTGTAAAGTATTTTTATGATAAAGATATGGGATTTGTTTATCCTTCTAAAAGTTACGTAGTAGCTATATGTTATGCACATTGGTTATCTAAAGACTTTAAAGAAGATTTTATAGAATTATTAAACGATAAGAATTTGTTATATGGTAATGATCCATACTTTAAAACGTATGACGAAGATACTTATACTTATGACGAAATACTAAAGAAAATTATGCCTTTCAATGAAAATAAAGGCATAGTGCCAGATATAAGAAATTATTATAGGGTTGAATTTTTTATATAAATATAACAAGAAAAAGGAGTGAATATGGCGATTACAATAAATGGTAAGGAATATGATGAAACAAAGTTCAGTGATAAATTGAAGAATTACATCATAGCAAGACAGGAAATACAAGCTAATAAGACAAGATTACTTATTGAGATTGAAAAAATAGACGTTTTAACAGAATATTATAACAATAAAATAATAGAAGAATTAAACATAGAAGTTACGGAAACTAAAGAAATTACAGAAAAAAAATAAATGGCAGCTGTAGCAAATCTATCAATAGATCAAGGCGCAACATTTACGTCTGACGTAACTGTAAAAGATATAACAGGTGCCGTGTTTGATTTGACGGGATATACTGCTGCATCTAAATTAGCTAAAGGTTATTCATCTACAAGAACAAGAACAGCAATAACTGTAACATTTGCTAATGATAGAACGACTGGCGTTTTAACGATTTCCTTAACGGCCAATCAAACGGCCGCATTAGATCCAGAAAGATACGTTTATGACGTTGAAGTAACTTCTGCTGCCGGTGTGGTAACAAGAGTTTTAGAAGGTATTATAACGGTAAGACCTGAAGTAACCACTGCATAATTATTCTATATTATAAATTAGATTTAATATAAATATAGGTAAAAGAGAGAGATTTAATGGCTAACATAACTGCTCGTATCAGTTCATCAACATCAGCTGGACCACAAAAAGTATCGGTAACGATACCATCCACTGGTGCAATACAAAACAGTTCATTACAACTAAAATTATTAGGCGATGTAGATACAACTACCGAAGGCCTAAATGATGGTTCTCTTTTACAGTATAGAGCAAGTGACCAAAAGTTTGTTACAAGAACAAACATTATTACAACAACAGGAAATTTAACACTGAACGGTGGAGAATATTAATAGATGTCAACTATAATTAAGATAAAAACATCCTCGGTAAATGCTTCTCCTCCCGCTACAAGTTTAATAGGAGAATTAGCTTATACATACGTAGCAGGTACACAAGGAAATGGTGGTGATAGACTTTACATTGGTGTAGGTCCTCTAGTAGGCGGTCTTGCTTCAGCACAAGAGGTTATTGGCGGTAAATATTTTACTGCTTTATTAGACCACGTTCACGGAACTTTAACTGCTTCATCTGCTATACTTGTGGATGCAAACAAAGCAATAGACGAATTAATTGTAGGTAATAATTCATCAGTTGGTGGTGGAATTAAATTTAACGAAGCAACAAGTAACGGTACCGATTCTATTACAATTAAAGCGCCTAATTTACTTGCAGGTCCTTACACTTTAACTTTACCCCTAGTAACAGGCACACCAGGCCAGTTTTTAAAAACAGATGGTTCAGGAAATTTAGCATTTGAAACTGTCTATTCTAATTTTACAATTACAGGCGATACAGGTACAGACCAATTTAATACAAACGAAACTTTAGATTTCAATGGTAGTAATCAAATCGCAACAGCTGTTGGTGTTGTAAACAATAGAGTAGATTTTAGTATTATTAATGAGTCAATTGGCACAACACAATTAACAAATGCTGGTGTTACAAACGTAAAATTAGCAAATCCTTCAGTTGCAATTGGTGCTCAAACAATTACATTAGGTGCTGCGGCAACTACTGACCTTTCAGGCATTACATCTTTAGTAGTAGATGACATTACAATTAATGGCCAATCAATTGCTACTACAACAGCAAATAAGGATATTGCATTATCACCACACGGAACAGGAACAGTTACAGTTCCTGCTGGATATAAAGACCGTGCAGGTTTTGGAACAACATCACTTGCAACAAAAGAATATGTTGACGCAACATCACAAGGATTAGATGTTAAAGATGGAGCAAAAGTTGCAACTACTGGTCCTTTAGGAGTTTACACATATAATAATGGTACAGCGGGTGTAGGTGCTACATTAACTTTTTCTACTGCTGTTACAACAGTTGACGATATAGCTTTAACAAACGGCGATAGAATTTTAGTAAAGAATGAACCAACTGCAGGTAATTTTGATGCTTATAACGGTATCTATGTAAGAACCTCATCAACTGTATGGACAAGAGCAGACGATGCTGATACCTCAACCGATTTAAGTGGCGGTACATTCGTATTCGTAGCACAAGGTACATTAAACGGCGATAATGGTTATGTATTTACACACGATGGTTTACCAACAATAGGTACAACAAAATTACCAGTATCACAATTTTCTGGTGCTGGTCAAGTTATAGCAGGTGCAGCATTATCAAAAATAGGTAATCAATTAGATGTTGAAGTAGATAATACTTCAATAGAAGTTGTAGCGGATAAATTACAAGTAAAAGCTTTAGGCATTACAAATTCTATGTTAGCAGGAAGTATTGCTACATCTAAATTAGCATCACCTTTCTTTTTTATATCAGACGAAACTTCTACAGTTGCACAAATTAACTTAAATCAAACTTTAAGAATAAATGCTGGCGAAGGTATCGATACAACAATTTCAGGAAATACAATTAACATCATAGGAGAATTAGCAACTTCATCAAATGCAGGTGTTGCTTTCTTTCCTGTAGCAAATTTTACAGTAACAAGTGGTTCAGTAGCAATAACAACAATAGACGGAGGAACATATTAATGGCATTTTTAGCTTGGCATATTATAGCAATACTTTCAGTTATGGCCGGTTCATTTATAATCGGTTATAGTTTTGGCAAAAAAGACGAAAAAGTTAATTACAAATTCATAGATAAATTAAAAAATATTTTAAGAAAGTAATTAACCATGCCTGTACAAACAGTAATTAAACCTAGACGGTCGCTAGTACCAGCTTCCATTCCTGCAGCTAATGATATTGAAATCGGTGAATTGGTATTAAATATAGCTGATGGTAAGTTTTTTACTAAAGATAATACTAATACTGTAAAAGAAGTTGGAGGTGCCGGTGCCGTTACACTTCAAGGTGTTACGGATATTAGTGCTGTTACAACAAATAGTATTATACTTGATCAAGGCGCTAATTTAATATTTGAAGGAAATATAGCAAATGCTTACGAAACATCAATAACAGCAGCTGAACCAACACAAGACAGAATAATAACTTTACCTGACCAATCAGGTACCGTAGCAACAGTTGATGATGCGTTAGCTTTGTCAATTGTTTTCGGAGGATAAATTAAAAAATGGCTAGTACTTTTAAAAATGCAGGTATGACAATCGTTACTAACGATAATTCAAGTGCGAATTTTTACACTTGCCCACCAGCTACAACTGCTGTTATTCATGCCCTATACGTATCAAATAATAGTGCTAATAATGATGCTTTCGTTGATGTAAAAGTTACAACAGATGGCGGTACAACTTTTTATCATATAGGAAAATCTTTAGAAATAAGTACAAACAACACTTTAGTTTTAGATAAACCTGTAAATTTAGAAGCAAACGATATTGTTAGAATTGTTGCACAATTAAATCAAGACTCAACTTCACCATCAGTTGAAGCTTTTGCTAGTGTATTGGAGATTACATAATGGCTTATATTATACCTCAATCTTCAGTAACAGTTCCTAAATTAAAAAATTTTAACGGTTTAAGAAGAACGGTTGATGGAATGTTATACTTAACCTCTATCGATAGACAAAAAAGTTCAGAAGTAATTAGTGTTTCATTATTTTTTGAAGAAGGTAAATCTGATTTAGTTCCTACGGATGAAACAAATTACGTATTTGATAGAAAAGAGTACTTTAATGGGCAAAATTTTACAGGTGATGGTACAACAACAACTTTTACAATAAGTACATTAGGTTTAACTCTTTCTATGATATCCGTCTTTGTAGGAGGCATAGAAAAATCAGCGTTTACTGATTATAATTTTTCAGGTACAACCCTTACACTGTTTCTTGCTCCTGCTAATGGTAGTTTAATAACGGTTTATCAAAATAAAAAAAGATATTTTAATAACGATAGTGATAAATTTCAACAGTTTACATACGATTCGAAGTCAAGTTATCTTATAAATAGTGATGGATATTTGGTTAGGAGAGAAAATAAGCCTGTAGCTAGAACACCATTAGCGAGTGATAATTTTAATACCTTTGAATCGACTGCTACAGTAAATAATACTTCTTGGAGCATCTAAACTAAAAAATGTTTATAAATATAGGATAAAAATAAAATTCAATTATGGCAGATTTTCAATTAGGTAGAATTAAATTTAAATGGCGAGGCGACTGGTCTACCTCAACAGCTTATGTTATTGACGACATAGTAAAGTATGGTGGTAATTCATACGTTTGTATAGTCAATCATACTTCACAATCTACAAGTCCAAATTTTTACACTGATTTAACTGCTGCCAAATGGTCGTTACACACAGAAGGTTTATTTTTTAAAGGTGTTTATGCTGCCGCTACACATTACAAATTAAATGATGTTGTAAAATACGGATCAAGACAATATCGTTGTTCAACTCAACACACATCAGCTGCCGCTGTAGCTGGTGTAGCAATATTAGACACAGCAAATTTTCAACTATATACTGATGGTACAGATTACAAAGGTGCATACGCAGTAAGCACATATTACAAAGTTAATGATATAGTTAAGTACGGTGCAGGTCATTGGATTTGTACAACAGCTCACACATCATCAGCAAGTGCTTCAGCTTTTGATGAAACAAAATTTAGTGTTTATTCTGATGGTTTACAATGGGAAGATAGTTATAATCCTGCTACAAATTATCAAACAGGCGATGTAGTAACTTACGGTGGTTATACTTACGTTGCAATACAAGAAACACCAGCGGGTAACACACCTACTGATAACGCATATTGGGACGTTGTAACAACAGGTTACAAACCTACAGGTGCATACTCACATGGTACTGCTTACAAAGTAGGAGAAGTAGTTAATTACGGAGGAAATTCTTACGTAGTAAATGCAAACCATTCAAATCAATATCCAGCTGTACAGGCCACGGGTGCCGTAAATTCATCTTATTGGAATTTAGTATCTACAGGATTTATATTTAAAGGTGCATATTCCTCAGGTACAACATATTTAATCGGTGAAGTTGTAAGACACGTAGGAACATCTTACGTACAGAAAAAAGATAGACAGACCGGTATAACACCAGGCACAGACGCAACAGTTTGGGAAACAGTAGCTGTCGGCGATGAAGGCAACGTAATGTCTGAAGCTGGTGATATGATTTTCACAAACGCTTCAGGTGCACCTTCACGATTAGATTTGGGACCTGCAGGTTCAATTTTAACTTCAAATGGAACAATTCCTGAATGGAGATATGATGAAGGTGGTAAAAACGTATTATATGTTTCAAATAGTGGAAACGATAATAATCCAGGTTCAAAAACTTTACCTTACAAAACAATTAAAGCCGCTCTTGCAGCTGCAAATAGACAGGATGTTTTAGATTTTTCAGCATTTTCAGGAGGCACAGGAGGTGCAGCAGGTGTATTTACTGTTAGTATTACATCAACATCAGGTTCAGGAACAGGTATAATCATTCAAGTTACAAAAGATGGTTCATCTGCTATTACTCTTAACAATATAGTAATAGTTAATGGCGGTAAAAATTATGCAGTCGGCGACACAATTACAATAACAGGTTCATCTTATTTAAGTGGCGCAACAAACTTAATTTTAACAGTAGGTAATGTAGGATTCGGAGATGTATTATGGGTAAAAGGTGGTTCATATAGAGAACAATTACCATTAATTGTTCCTGCTGGAGTATCTGTAAGAGGTGAAGCGTTACGAGCAGTTGAGGTAAGGCCTGCTACGGGAAATTCATCTACAATTGCTACAATTACAACTTCATCTACAATTTCAAGTGCTACGAATGGTACTTACAAATATAAACATCCAACAACATCTACAGGCGCAGGCGCCGGTCTTGTAGTAAATATAACAATCGCAAGTGGTATTGTTTCTGCTGTAGGCGTTTATCATGGTGGTTATAATTATGAAGTAGGAAATACGGCAGCAATAAATGCTGCCGCTATAGGTTGCGGCGGTGCAGGTACTTTAACAATTACAGTTGCCTCATTAGAAGCAAACAATGCTTCTTATATGTGGTTATTAAATGATGGTACAAATTTACGATTAATGACATTAAGAGGTATGACAGGTACTTCTACACATTTAAGTGCTAACACCGGTTTTGGTGGTGCTGTTGTTACTTCATTAGACCCCGAAGGCGCAATTTTAACTCAATCTCCATATCTACAAGATATGACATCTTTAAATAGTAACGCTGTTGGTATTAAAATTGATGGACTATTACACACAAACGCTGCAAGTAATAAATCAATTTTAGGTACACACTTTACACAAATTAATTCTGATGGTATAGGTATTTGGTGTCACGGTAATGGTAGAGCAGAAATGGTTTCTTGTTTTACTTATTTCTGTAATAAATCTTATTATGGTACTGAAGGTGGTTTCATAAGAAGTCTAAACGGTTCATCTTGTTACGGAGAATATGGTGCTGTTGCTGATGGTCAATTAGTTGCAGAAACACCTATTAATGTACAAGGCCGAGGCGATATGATAAGATTTGCCAATGGCGCAGGAGCTTTTATATCACCTGCTACAGCTACAGATATTTCAAATTCAATTTCTACAAATGGTTCTGGTACAGCTACAGTTACAGGTACTATATCAGGTGCTACTGCTATACTTTTTAGATATAACCTTTCTTTAAATAATTTACACATTAGAAATAGAAGCGGCAACTTTAGAAAAGGTGAAATTGTTACTATTACAAAAGAAAATGGTTCAACATTTCAAGTTACCTTAAATGCCACTTTTGGTGATCTAACTGCCGGTTCACTTACTGCACAAATAGGTCAAATAGGTCCTTTAATAACGGTAAAATCAGGAACAACTGCTTTAACTTCTTCTAATATAATAAAAATAGGATCAAACGTTAAATTTGCCGGCAACGCAACATATTATCGTGTAAATGCTGTAACAGAAGAAAACAATGCTCAAGGTACAGCTACAATACGTTTAACAGACAGTGTTACACAAATAAACGGACCAATAAATGAAAATGATACAATTTTAGTTACATCTAATTACTCTAACGTCCGATTAACAGGTCACGATTTTTTAAATGTAGGTACAGGCGATATAATTACAACAAATTATCCAGGAATTCCAACACAACCTGCCGATCAAACAGATGAAGTAGATGAATTAAACGGAGGCCGTGTTTATTTCGTTTCTACAGACCAAGATGGAGATTTTAGAGTAGGAGATTTATTCCGTATTCAACAAGCAACAGGAATTGCAACTTTAAATGCTGACGCTTTTGATCTTTCAGGATTATCTGAATTACAACTTGGTTCTATTGGTGCTCAATTAGGTGCCACAATTAATGAATTTTCAACAGACGAAACATTATCAGGTAATAGTAACACGGCTATTCCAACAGAATATGCTATGTTAGGATATTTAACAAGAGATCAAGCAGGAACGGGTATATGGGTTCCTCCAACAGGTAATACAGCTGAGAGACCTACTGGTGGTAATTTGTTTACAGGTGGACTTAGATTTAACACTGATACAACAATTTTTGAAGGATATAATGGCACAGTATGGACAGGTTTAGGTGGTGGTAATCCATTTGTTACAAGAGTAGGAGATGGTTCAACTAATTTTTCATCAGCAAACAATGATAGATTTTTAATAGACACTACAACTGCACAATGTTTTATAAATTTACCTGGTGCTCCGGCAATAGGTGATACTATATATTTCTTAGATCAAAAAGGTACTTTTGACACAAATAAATTAATAGTAAAAAGAAATGGTTTAAAAATCATGAATCTAACAGAAGATATGGATGTAACAACTAAAAATGCAGGATTTAGTTTAGTTTACAGTGGTGCAAATTTTGGTTGGAAAATAGCAAATAACGATTAATAAATAGTAGGAAAAATGAGTAATTATAACAACTTTATACTAAGTCAAAAAGAAAAAGATGATTTCTTTGGATTTTTATTTTCATCAGAAGTAAAAACAGTTAACAGAACTGTTACAAGAGTTTCTGGTAATGATAGTGTATTTGAATTTGCTTTAGCTACTCCATATTCTACTACAACAGCAACTTTTACAGATGCAATTTCTTTAAATCAAAGTGGTGAGTTAGCATATAATTCGTCAAATAAACAAACGCCAGCAGATATAAGTATTTCTGGAATAAAATGGAATGCTGCAGGCACTCGTTTTTATGTTTGTGATTCCGCAAATAGTAGAATTAATCAATATAACTGTTCAACAGCATATGATATATCTACTGCTGTTTATACATCAACATTTTCTACGTATGGAAAAGAAGATGAGCCAAGAGATTTAATTTTTAATACTGCTGGTACAACAATGATTGTTCTAGGTTCAAAAGGACATTATGACCAAGGTATAACCGGCCCACAACTTATTCAATATACACTATCAACTGGTTTTGATATTTCAACTGCATCTTTTGTAAAAAGAGCAACAGTAGGCACAGACACAGCGGTGAAAGGTTTAATATCAAATACAGCTGGTACAGTTTTTTATGTTTCAGGTGACCAACTAAACAAAACTACTTCTTATACTATATCATCAGCCTTTGATGTTGGTAGCGTAGTATTTTTAGCTGAATACGACCATTCTTCTTCAATTACAAATTTTAGAGGCATAGCATTTAATAGTGCAGGAACAAAATTATACGGTGTTAATAATAGCACAAATGCAATTTTAGAATATCCTCTAAACACAGGTTTCAATTTAGTTAGCATACAACCTACTAATGCTACTTTTACTATAAGAACAAATAATATAAATCCAAAAAATATTACTTTCAATAGTGATGGTTCAAAAATGTTTATCACTGGAGATGCAGGCAGATTTCAGATTGATGCCGGAGAAGATGGTACGCCATACACGCATTTAGTTAAAGCTAGAAATTCAATGATATTTTATGAAGGATATACTTACATATTTAACGTTTCTAGTCCTACTTTATTAAACCATAATTTTAGTTTTTCAACAACAAATGATGGTACTTTTGGAGGAGGTGTCGCTTATACTACCAACGTAACTACGTCAGGTACTATTGGTAACGCAGCTGCAACCGTTACGATTGTTGTACCTAAAAATTCTGATAGTATAACTGCTGGTAGTGCTGTGGCTGATTTATTTTATTTTGATAATAAACATAGTAAATTAGGTGGAAGTATATCAACGCCTGAAATCAAAGGCCAGTTAACAGTATATAAAACTAACTTTGTAGATAATATAGAAACAAGAAAACGTACAGCTTTACAAGAAGATATATTTTATCGTAGTTATATATTCAATTCAGGCACAGATTTCCAAGTAGTTAATGGAGATTTAGTAATTAATATTACATAAAAATTATGATTTTTATACTAAATAGTATGATTAATATAAGACAACTAAATAGTTTAAATATGAGAAATAATTTTGTATAAATATAATAACAAGGAATAATAATGGCAACACTAAATTTAGGAAGAATTAAACCGGTATTTCAAGGCGCTTACAACGGTGCCACAGCTTACGTTATAGACGACATTGTAACTTCAGGCGGAGAAACATTTATTTGTATTTCTCCTTCAACAGGAAATAATACAGCTAACGCTACATATTGGTCAAAATTAGCACAAAAAGGAGCAGACGTAACAGCACTTACAACACAAGGTGATTTGTTATATAGAGATGCTTCAGGTGTAGCAAGATTACCAGCAGGAACAGCTGGACAAGTTTTACGAACAGGAGGAGCTGGAGCGAATCCTTCGTGGGTTTCTGCAAGTTCTATTTTATGGGAATATAAAGCTGCCAACTTTACAGCAGTCGCAGGTGGTGCATATATAATTAACACAACAAATGCCGGATTTAATATGACTTTACCTAGCAATCCTTCAGACAACGATCAAGTTTTATTTGTTGACTCGTTTGGAACATGGAATTCAAATAATTTAACAGTTGTACAAGCAGGCGGTTATAAAATAGCAAACGCAAATGAAAATTTAACTTGCGATCAAAATTATGCTACAATTAGACTGACATTTAAAACAACACCTGATGTTACTTCATCATTTATTGGTTGGTTACTAACGTAATTTTTATATGAAAATTTTTGTAATTAAAAAAAAATAGGATAATAAAATAATGGCATCAATTTCTCAATTAGTTTTATCAAGTACAGATAGTCGTAAAGAGGGTTTACCTTTATACGGATTTTTGGGTAACAGTAGTGATATGAATGAACATATGACATTTAGGGTTTTTGATTCTGGCCATAAAATTGTAAGCACTCCTTGGGGACAAGGTACACATTCAACAGCAAGTTATAGATTTGGTATTACTGGTGATGCTATGCACGCTTATTCTCACGGTAATGATTTCGGTACGGATATATCTCATGCTGATTTAACGACACAAGGTTACGACTCTTGGGTTAATTATAATAAGAGCGTATATCAAACAGACCAATATCCTTGGGGACAATATTATTCTTGTTCCAGAACAGGATATGTTTCTTGGCAATCTTATCACGCTTATACAAGCTCTATGGAATTTCAAGTGGGTTGGACAAAACTTAATCACGTTCTTCCTGAAGGAATACGACCAAGAAGATTATTTTGTAACAGAAGACAAACTTTAAGAGAATTAAACAACGGAAATAATTTAAACGGAGAAATTCAATATTATAATTACACTTCACATATGCCAAACGTAACTAACACATATGCTGTAAGTACAGGATATAATGAAAAAATGAAAATGCTGGTTATGGTTCACTCATCAGGAGAAACCAGCGAAACAGCAAAAACTATTACAATATTTAAATCATCTAGTTGTTTAAATAAATCTAAAACCATAAAAGAATTTTTTGATAATTTAACTGCTACAGAATATTTTACTGATACTTGGGCAACTGACAATAATAAAGATTGGGTAACTGTTGTAGGTAATAATGGTTATGTAGGATTTGGACAAAAAACAGGTAACAGTATGACTTACGGTGTATTTAACTGTAACACTGGACAAGCTTTAGGAATTACAGGTGCAGCTAGACAACATGGTGGTTGGCAAGCATTTACAGGAAGTACAACAACATCTTATAGCACTAACCAAAATAATCTATACTACACAAAATTTAATCATACTTGGGACGGAACTTGGGGAATGATTTATAGTCCTTACTATTATTATGGTGTAGGTCTAAATGCTTTTTGTATGAATTTAGAAAATCCTAGAAAATTTATAAGCGTAAGTGTAACAAGATCAAGTAGAGGTAATCCATATTTTGCTTGGGGTAGAACAGGATTTCACGGTGGACAAAGCGAAAACTGTGATTCTCAATCTCACAGAACATACGCTTGGTCTTTTGACCCAAATGATTCAGATCATACGACAACAACTAAAGTGCTTCATGGAAATGATGATGGTGGTTCTTTAATACCTTCAAGTAATGATACAAATTTAGCCACAGCATCATCTATTCAATCAGGTGCAGTAGTTACAAATGGTACGGGAGCTTTCGGTGTACCACAATCAAGGACTTTTTTACACGGAGGTTATTACTCTACTAACTATCCATTAATGATGCAAGTAAATTGGTGGGGAAATTATGGTAATGCTGACCATTCTTACGGAGGACTATACGGTATATAGAAAAAATTATGGCAATAAAATACTTTAATATACATGACGGGTCAATTTTAACAAGTAAAGTCGATGCCGGAACAGAAGCAGTAAATCAAGGAAGAGCTATAGCAATTAGTTGTCCTGAAAATATTGAAGATTGGAGATTAAAAGCAAATTTAGAAACAAGAGAAGTTGTTGTTTTTGGTGGCCTTCAAAGAAATGAAGAACAAGCAGTAACATATAAAAATACCTTAGTAGAGGCTGAAAAAGTTGCTAATAAACAAATGTCGGATTTAAGAACGGCATTAATAGAAAAACAAGAAGAAGAACGCAAAGCTCTTCAAGCACAATTTAATTCAGGGGGACAATAAAAATGCCAAGATTACTCAATTTACTTCAATCTAAAGTCGACCACCGTAAAGAAGGTCTACCTCTTTATGGATTTTTAGGTGACAGTGGCGATGGAAACACAAATTGGGTATTTAGAATTTATGATTCAGGCCATAAAATTGTAGGAAATCCTTGGGGTGGAACAGGACATTCTACAACACACCATAGATTTGGTATTTGCGGTGATGCTATGCACTCTTACTCTACTAACGATTTTAGTACTGATGTAACACACGGTGATTTAACATCACAATCTTATACTTCTTATACTATTTGGAATAGAAGTAATTATCAAACAGACCAATATCCTTGGGCACAATATTATACTCTTTCAAGAGCTGGAGATATTACATGGCAATCTTACCATCAAATAACTTCATGTTTCGAATTTACTGTTGGATGGACAAAACTTAATCACGTTCTTCCTGAAGGAATACGACCAAGAAGATTATTTTGTAACAGAAGACAAACTTTAAGAGAATTGAATCCAGGAAATAATGCTTCAGGTCAAATAGATTATTATAATTATACTTCACATATGTTGAACGTTACAAACACATATGCTGTAAGTACAGGTTACAATGAAAAAATGAAAATGTTGGTTATGGTACATTCTGGAGGAGAAACTTCTGAAACAGCAAAAACTATTCACATATTCAAATCAACAAAAGATTTAAATTCGGTTAGAAAAATTAAAGAATATTTTGACAATTTAACTCATACAGAATACTTTACAGATTCTTGGACAACAGGTAACAATAAAGATTGGGTAACTGTTGTAGGTAATAATGGTTATGTAGGATTTGGCGCAGCTTATGGTAACAGTATGAGATATGGTGTATTCAACTGTAATGTTGGTGCTTCTTTAGGAATTACAGGTGCGGCTAGACAATTTGGTACATGGCAAGATTTCCAAGGTTCTACTACAACTCGATATATGAGTGACCAAGGTAATCAATATTACACAAAATTTAATCATACTTGGGACGGAACTTGGGGAATGATACACACGCCATATTACTATTATGGTCCAGGATTAAATGCTTTTTGTATGAGTTTAGAAAATCCTAGAAAATTTATAAGCGTAAGTCAAACAAAAACATCAAGATCAAACCCTTACTTTGCATGGGGTAGAACAGGTTTTCATGGTGGATGGTCCGACAACTGTGATAGCGATGTTTTTAGAACTTACGCTTGGTCTTTTGACCCAACTGATTCAGATCATACGACAACAACTAAAGTACTTTCTGGACACGCATCTGGTAATGATTTAATAAGCACAACAAATGGAAACGTTTCAGAGTCAGCAATTACAAATGGCACAGGAGTTTTTGGTATACCTGCTTCCAGAACAACTTTACACGGAGGTTATTACTCTACTAACTATCCTGGTATGTTCCAAGTTAATTGGTGGGGAAATTTTGGACCTAATGATACTTCTTTCGGCGGAGTTAGAAATTAAAGAATAAGGATAAAAAATTATGAAAACAGTTTATTTTAATGTTCACGACGGATTAGTTTTTTCAGAAGACTCAATAGCCGGCGAAGAAGCTTTAAGTAGAGGAAGAGCTTTAAAAGCTTTAGCTCCTGATAATATAGAAAGTTGGAGATTAAGTTATGATGTAGTAACAAGAGTAGTTAATGTTTATGGTGGTGTAGAAAAAACTAATGAACAAGCTGCCGCACAACAAACTGCTGAAGCTTCAGCAAGAGCAATCGTTGAAAAAGACGCAGGCAATTTATTAATGAAAAATAATGAAAAAACTGAAGCACTTGCAAAAGAAGCAAGAAAACAACTATTAATTACTAAACTTGCAGAAAATCCAAATATAGTTGATTTATTAGCACGAACACGTCCACAATAAATCATTTCTTATATTATTAAAAACAATTATGTATTGACAATAAGTAGTATATAGTGTATGATTATATAATGAAAACAAAAAACAATCCTAACATAGATTTTATTTGCACAGAACCAGGCGTTGAATCAACAATGCCTATTATAAGATCATCCGAACATAAACCTTCTTGGTTAAAAAAAGCCGCAATTGATTTTAAAGGTAATGGGTCGTTATCTAAAGACTTACCTGATGATGACGCCGAATTTAGAGCGGTATCAACTAATAATTTTAAAAAAGAAGATAACAGACACACCGTAAAATGTCCTGGTATGCAACTGTGGCATAATACAGGTTGGATTATGAGATTACACAAAGACATTAGATTTGAAGTTGTTACACAAGGTGAATATTGGGACTTTGTAACTGCTGACGGAACAACTCAAAAAAGACCAGTTACTTTTCATCTTAAACATTCTTTCTATCCATTTTTTGAAAATTGGCCTAAAAATACAATGAAAAAAATTGTTAAATTACATTTACCTTGGGCAGCAAGAATACCGCAAGGTTATAAACTTTTATTATTACACCCTATGTATTTGGACGATAATAGATTTACTGTTTGTACAGGCATCTATGAACCACAATTAGGTATTGCTGATATAGGAACTGTTCCTATCTTTTGGCATAGTTTAGAAGGTAATTACACAATTACTGCAGGCACACCAGTAGCTCAATTTATATTAATACCAAAAGAAGAACCTGATTTTAAAATTATTGAAGAAGAAAACGATAAAAAATTTCAAAAAGAACAAACGATTACGAGAAAACTTTTAAGCCAAAGTTTTAATGTAAATTATAATCAAATAAAAGAATTTTGGAAAAAATACGGTTGGTAATATGACCGACATAAAAGATTTAACTTTAGAAGAACACAGAAAAGCTGAATCAGAACCTTTTGTACAAACTCTTATGTCTGGCCAAATAAATCCAGATTTATATTCCACATATTTGTTTAATCTATTACAGTGTTATGCTACACTTGAAAAGTATGCTTTTGCCAATGGCCTGTTTCGACAAACGCCAGGTTTAGATAGAGCACAAAAAATAGACCACGACTACCGTTCACTTTGGAATAAACCAGAAAAACCTTATATCACAGACAGCACAATGAGATACGTGTATCACTTAGACAGTATTAAGAATGATGCAGAAAAATTATATGCACATATCTATGTAAGACATATGGGAGATTTATATGGTGGTCAAATGATACGTAGAAAAACACCTGGTCCTAATACATATCTTGTATTTCTAAAACCAGAAGAATTAAAAAGAGTTGTAAGGGAAATAATAAATAACTACATGAACACGTATCAAGTAAACGTGGTCGCTGAAGCTAAATTATGTTTTGAATATGCTACAGAATTGTTTAAGGAAATGAATGAATACAAAATCTCCTAATTTAAGTATTTTTCCAGTTGTAATTCAGCATATCAATAATTTCATTACAGAAGATGAATGTTTACGTATTATAGAAAAGTGTAAAACTCTTGATCTTCAAAAACATCAAGTGTTAAAAAATAATGCTGTATCTAGTTATAAAAATCCAGGCGCTAACGTATTAAATAACTTTCCACATTTACAAGAAATAATTTTTGAAAAAGTAGTTTGTTACGAAAATGAATTAGGATTATTTAACTCAAAAATAGATAATTCATGGGTTAATTTTCAGTACAAAGATAGTGGAGTAAAAAAACATCAACATCCAGGTGCTCAAATTTCTGGTGTCTTATATTTAAAATCAGATGAAAAAAGTAGTAAAATATATTTTTACAATCCAAATCCTTATAATTCTTTTATAAGAAAGAGAGTACTAAATCATAATAATTTTGAACACGTGTCTTTTTGTCCTAAAATTGGAGACTTAATTTTATTTCCTAGTTGGTTAAATCATGGTTCCCATGATGACGAAAACTTGTCTGAAGAAAGAATCGCATTAAGTTTTAACACAAAGTCAGTAATATGATTTGGGAAAATCTTATACAGTGCAAGAATAATATCATAGACATATTAGATTTAAATTGTACAGAATTCTTAGAGGAAGGTATGACACGATTTAATAAAGAAGGTTGGATTAACCGTACCTGGAAAAATGATAACATAAGACGAGC